GCCACAGGCAGTACGGTCAATAACCGGTTTGCTATCTATAACTACCTTGAGAACACGAGGTCGTACGGCAATTTAAATCATTCAGCTTTCTCTCCGCAGTCGATCCGTGACTACCCGATGCTGGCCTTCGGAGTACAGAGTTCATACCTTGCGACTGACATTAACGCTTCAGTCACGACCATTGCATTGCTGGATGCTTCGTCCTATCCACGGGCAGGCACAATCCTGATCGACAGCGAGTACATCACTTACACCGGGGTCACTGACGACACTTTAACGGGCTGCGTGCGTGGGGTTCCTAGTCCTGCTGGAGTGCCTTCTACGGCTGCGTCTCATACGGCGTACACGCCTGTGACAATGACTGCGCCCAATCAGGTCTTGTTTCACGAGGTCGGTTGGGATGATGTGTCTACGGGTGTTGCACATCCAATTGATTGCTTTATTGAATCGTCGGACTTTGATATTGGTGACGGTAATAATTTCTCGTTTGTGTCTCGTATTATTCCGGACATCAAGTTTTTGGGATCGTCTGTCTCCAACCCGTCTTTGACTATATCTATCCTGCCGCACAACTACCCCGGTGCGGCTTATGGTACTGGGGACACCGAACAAGTTAACGCTACCCAAGTTCTTCCTGTTGAAATCTACACTGAGCAGTTATTCACTCGGGTGCGGGGCCGGCAGATGGCGGTGCGAGTGGGATCAAGTGGACTTGGTGTAGCGTGGCAGATGGGTGCCCTACGTCTTGATATCAGGCAGGACGGTCGCCGGTAATGACAACTCCACGAGGTGTAGTGCCGCCCAATTTGCCGATTGCGCTCAAAGAGTACGATCAGCGTGGCATGGAGCAGTTCAACAATGTTCTGCGCCTGTACTTTAACCAAGTATCAAACCGGATCAATGCGCCGGTTCCGCACGCCTCGTATTTCGACACCACGACGCAACCAAATCCAGTTGCCGATGCAGTCAATCTTTTTACATACAACTCGGTAGTTTCGGATTACGAAGTTACTCGCGGTACGCCAACCTCCAAGATCTACGTAGCCAATACGGGGGTCTATAACTTTCAGTTCTCAGCGCAGTTGGACAAGACCGGTGGTTCGGCAAGCGCGGTTTATATATGGCCTCGGATTAACGGGGTAAATCTCCCAGATTCGGCAACCAAAATTGTCATCGACGGCCCTAACAATGAGATTGTGGCTGCTTGGAACTTTGTCCTTGTGCTAGAGGCAGGGGACTATTTTGAGTTAGCTTGGCAGTCTTCAGATACGAACGTAGTCGTCCCGTACGTAACCGCAACCGGTAACATCCCGGCCATCCCGTCCATTATCTTGACAGTCTCGTGGGTATCGAACTACGAGGCTAACCAGTGATACTATTTAGCAAATTTACCCCGTGGGGGGCTTATGTATAACAGTTCGCCTCAAGCAGGTCTGGCGGCTCTGACCGCCTCCCCGTACGCCGACTCGGACGTAATGAACGTCCAGATGACCCCCCGCGAAGTGGCAGGGCTTCAGCAGCTTGCCATGTCCTACGGTGCCAATGAGCAGGACTTGTATGACCCAGTAACCGGTCAGCCCCGGTTTGATTTACGTAGACTTTGGAAGCAGGTGTTGACCGAGTAATTTGGTACTCTGAAATAACAGAATTAAAACTAAATAAATTGACCGCATCAGCAATTGGATTTAGTTGCGTCGTCGTGTCGAAATACGAAGCGTGTGGTAACGGCGAGTTAACCTTGTTGGTTATGCGATTAAAGAAAAGGCGTAAGACGTTTCCAAACTGATCTTGATACCGCTGCTCGTATATAGCAGGAGCAATCGGTAGGTTAGGCGGTGTGATGTTATCGGCCATTACCGACGACCATCCGGGCGGACATCAATACGCATCATGCCCATCTGCCACGCCACGCCAAGACCAGTAGAGTCCAGACGGAACGCCATCTGCCTGCCTCTAATTCTTGTATATACCTGCCCCGTATACTGCTGAATCGGGATAACAGATGTACGAGTTACAGTTGGCGCATCCGCAGCCGTGTAGTTACTACCTGAGTTTTGACGGGGTTTAACGGTTAGCGTTACAGCCGGGTTTTCCGTTGTAGACCCCGTGAAGTTAAGGTCAGGCAACATACGCCAGACGTACCCAAAGTTCTGTCCGTCTTGAATGTCAAAGTCAGACGTTTCGATAAAGGCTTCAATAGGCAACGGCGGGGTTACAGACTGATCGTCATTACCCACTTCGTGCAGCATGGCCTGATTTGGCACGTAGTAACTAACCGACGTGTACTGATCATGCGAAGCCGCCGTCGTGCTTTCTGCCCCACGAACGCATCCAGTCAAGGTGTTATTAGTACGTCCCGTGTACGAGATCTTTTCAGAGTCAATCTGAACAATCCCAGAAGTGGGATAGGTGGCTCCATCCGTAAGAGCAATCGTCGTTATGGATGAATTAATAGCCGTTGCAAGATAGCCGGTCTGAATGCTAAACGCCGCAATCGGGTAGTTACGCTGCGAATGTTCTGACCAAAATGTACGGTTGATATTGCCGTAGTACCAGATCCGCTCAAGGTAGTTATAGATCACGTACCGATCATTGATCTGGCTATTGGCCGATGGATAGAACCACCAGACTTCGTTGAAGCCTTCGTTAGAACCAGCCACAACCTGATCAAGTTGATCGTAGTTAATATCACTAAAAATGAACTGGCGCAGGGTGCAAGGCAGCGTTTCAACACGACCGGAGTACATGAAGAACTTATCCCGACCCATCCAGTAAGTGACGTTGTTCACGTTCTGGAACGCATTCTGAGATGCAATAGATATATCTTGATCAAGCAGAGTGAACGACCACACAAACGGCGGTCCCACGTACTGCATAGAGAAGATGGCCGTATCCGTCCAAATTAGAATTTCTTGGCGGGTATTGGTCGCCGTACTGATAAACGAGCCGTGCGATAGCGTTTGTTCACCTGACTGGTTCGTAACTGCCGGAACCCACTCATACGCATTGCCTTGGTCAGACCAACGCACCAATAACGGGTCAAACGACGTATTAAAATTAGTCGGGTCGTACGGTGTCGCCCCGCAGCAGATAACAAAATCGTTAACCGGCGAGTCAATAATTACGTTGGTTTCATTCGGAACAAAGCGACCAGCATAACTAAACGACACTGCCGAAGCAGTCAGCGAACCTGTCGTCGCCGCCGAAAGAGTGACCGAAGTAGTACCAGTCCAAGCCGTAGTTACGTACGCGCCGGTTGGAATGTTGGTGCCTGTAACCACCGAACCTGAAGTAATCCCCGTCGCATCTGCAACGACAATGGTCGAAGCACCCGACGCAGCCGTAGCCGTCGTAGACACTTTAATTGTGCTATTGGCCTGCTCTTCAAGCGTAATCGCACGGGGCCACGAGGACGTATTGGTAGTCCAGAAGTAAATCTCGCCGCCGCGCTCAGCAAACATGAGATCGTTGCCGTAGTTGAACATTGACCAGAGGCGCATAGGGATACCGGCACCAGAAGCCGAACCCCAACCACCTGATCCCCAAGGCGGTCCACCCCAACCAACGCTAGTTGTATAAACAGCATTACCAGCGTCAATATCAAACTTGGCTACAACAAGTGATCCGCCACCTGTCGTCGTAGAACCCGCATTGGCATCGGCATAAAAGGTAAACGTATTAGCAGTAGGTACAGACTGAATTTCGTAATCGCCATTTAGCGTCAGGCTAGCGACCGTAGTTGCTCCAGAAAAATTAACGTAAGTGCCGATACCGGAACCATGAGACGAGGCTGTAACCGTAATAAGACGGCTACCAGAAGTAGTCGAAAACGGATTCTGGGACAGGGTAAGAGAGTTCCCCAGAGGCGTAATATCGTAATACTGGCCGCCAAGTTCTACGTAGACTTTCTGGTTAGTACCTACGCCAAGCAAGTTTTGGCCGATATTAGTTATCCAGTTCCAGAGCATTCGGCATACGCCCTTAAACGTACTGCCACCTACATTAATACTCTGCCATCCGCCAATTTTCTCAGCGTAGCCAGAGCGGAACCGGATCTTGTCGCCCGCGAAAAAGCCGCCCTCGTTGGCGTAGCTCGTAGACTCACGGTTGACGCCGGGGCGCAATTCCAGTTTCTGTAAGGGCATCTAGGCAACTCCTGACAGATATAACGCACGTTCATCGTTGCGCCGTTTCACTAAACCCGGCAGTACTCTACCACCCGCCTTCGTCCATTTCAGGAATTCGTCCGCTGCTTCTTCATAGTCTCCCCGGTTGGTTTTCATCCGAAGAGAAGATCTCTGAAGATTTCCAAGCCCCACGTTGAAGGCAAAAGATACGAGAGAATCAAAGACTCCTTGGCGACCAATAGCAGCAGGGCAAAGTCGAAGAACCCCACGCTCAAACCGACCAAGATCTTGAGCAAGAATAGCGTCCACCTCTCCCATACTGAGGATGCGATCCCAGCCTGCGGGTACCGGTAAATTCTTACGCTCTTCATACTTGACTGCCGCATGGGTGGGGTCAATCACGTGGCCGACACCGACAGTCCACAAGAGGGCAGGGCAGCGGTAAGGTTTAGTCCTTACCCCCTCGTGATGTTTGATCATCTGGATGGCGGCGGGACTGACCTTCACCGCTTATCCCTTTTTCTGGAATGCTTGAGTCCCGAACCAGAAGGCGATAATTGAAGACAGAATCAGCATCTCGTCGTCCGAGAAAACATTTTCCATCGCAATCGCAAAGGGAATGCCCGTGGTGTACGCATACCAAACCCCGGCGACATTTAGCGCCACGAGTTCTAGGACGAAGATATACGTCACCACCGGGCGCACACTGGCGCGGAGATTGATCATCCACTGCGATGCACCTTTGCCGATCTCAATGTCGTGCTGGTACAGGGCTTGGCGTTCCTCGGCAGCAGTCTGAGTCTGGATCTGCTCCAGCTTGATCTCTTCGACCCGTGCCTGTGCAATCAGGCCGCGCTCGGCCAACGCCAACTCACGTTCCTTCTGGGCAGCAACAAGAGCAAGTTCATGCTTCTTATCCTGTCGGTCTTGGAAGATTGACAAGATCTTGGGCAAACCCCCCGCCAAAAAAGACAGGAACGTGCTGACGAGCGTCATCATATTTAAGCCCCAGATTGATTCGTAGGGAATTTAGGACAGTCCCATATGTTAAGTTCAGGCTTCCAAACACAACCTTCCCAAGGTTTAACGGGAATAAACATATCTTTAATTGGGTCGTACATTCCCCCAACTGTGGCGTAGTTAACTCGAAAATTTGCGTTATAAGAAGTTTGTTTCCAAATAGTATTTGCGCCGTACAAAGACTGGCAAAACGCCACTCCAACCGGTTCTGATTCTGGAAAAGGTAGATTATCAATAGTAGCGTTATTAATAACGATGACGTTAATAACAAAATTAGTTTCATCTAATTGTGCAAAGTGAGCCATAATTTATCTCACCATGTAATTGAACCAGAACCGGTCCATTTGTAATAACGGTAAGTAGAATCTGTAGTTACAGAAGGCGACCCTGTAGTTGAAACTGCGGCGTCATAACCCTTGTTGTAACGTATGATAACAATACCGCTACCGCCGCTTCCGCCCGAATAATTAGGATTAACGGGGCCGGGAGTCGGATAAGAATCCGTACCGCCACCGCCGCCCCCGCTTCCTGTATTCGCCCCAGCAGAAGCGCCAGCAGAAGCGGAACCATAAGTTGCGCCAGCGCCACCCGCTGAATATGTTGCCGGAGTACCTCCAAAAGGGGTTGTGGTACCTGCGCCGCCACCGCCTCCTGAATTTTGAGGAGACCCGCCACCACCGCCTCCAATACCGCCACCGCCTCCTGCACCTTGTCCGCTTCCGTTACCACCGCTATTACCTTGAGAGGGCGAGACAGAAGGGGTATTACCGGCACCGCCAGCGCCGCCACCGTATGAAGCCCCTCCAGCGTAATAAAAAGTGTAGTCCCCGTAGCCGCCGCCACCTGACCCACCCGCAGTGCCAGCAGAACCTCCACCAGCAGACGTGATAGCAGCGGGGGAATTACCAAAAACAGATGCAGAGCCGTTTGCTGCTGCTCCGCCACCGCCACCTACAGTGACAGTGTAGCTTGTGCCTACTGCAACACTGGTCGTACCAGTACGATATCCACCAGCGCCGCCACCGCCATTTGGGTAATAGCCTCTTTCGTAAGTTCCACCGTCGTCAAAAATTACGCCGGGCGCGCCGCCAGCGCCACCGGCAACAACTAAATATTCAACTTGCGGAGGAGGTCCACTTATTCCAACACCGCCAAGTATAAGCAGATGTATTCCAGACATATTTTTAACTCACGTTTCCGCTAACGATACAATAAGAAGGATTAATGAAAAGAATTGTGGCGATACCGCGAGTAGCCAACGTCATACCCGTACGGTTGGTATTAGTGCCTACAACATAGCCCGTTGTCGTACTGATATTAATGCTGACATTACCTGTCGTATCGTTATATACAGAAATTGCATTTCCCGTTACGAAGGTATTGTTTGGCACTAACACTTTGCCACTGGTGCTTACCGTAACGAATTCACCAAGATCAGAAGTCGTCAGCGTATATTCTGAAGTTTTAGATGTGCCTGCTGACGGAATGTTACGGAGATTTCCTGCACCGTCTGATGAGGTTGTAAACGTCGCTGCCGTTCCCGTAACAGTTGTGATGTTAGCCGACGTATAAGTAGCCGTTGTGCCCGATATAGTTGTGATATTGGCACTCGTTCCCAAGAACGTCGTCGTGGACTGAGCGCCCATCGTGGTGGCGCTAAACGTGGTACCAGTCGCCGTGGTGATGTTGGCACTAGCCGCACGAAGCTGAGTCGTAGCAACATCACCCATCGTGCTAGCACTAATTGTAGTGCCAGTAATCGTCGTGATATTGGCTGACGTAGCATTTAACGTATTCAGCGTCAGACTGCTATTAAGCGCGGTGATATAACTTGTTGCTTCAACAATATCCGTGCCGTTACTAACTAGAATCTGCTTTGCACCCGCAGCGACGGAAATACCCGTTTGCCCAGTCACTTTGACCGTTACAGCACCCGTAGTGTTGTTGTAGATAAAGTAGAGTTTTTTGTTGGCAGGAACTTCAAGCACCGTGTTGGTACCGCCCGTACCCGTCAATTCAATAAACATGTTACGAGCAACGCCCGTAGCACCGTTCGGGATGGTGATGGTAGTCGTGGCACCCGTCGATACGGCTTGTGTGACGTAACCAGAAATGGCCTGCTCAATGAGCGTGCCAAGGTTCGTGTTGGTCGTGTTACCCCACGTACCTGCCTGATCGCCCGTGCCGATAAGCTCAAGGGCCAAATTAGTTGAATATGTACTAGCCATTTTGAATTACCTCACGCGGCGATTTGTGTCCAGTTCGCATTCTGATTAGTGTCAATTATTCCCCATACATTAACTGCGGGTGTTTGCGCCCCAATATATCCTGTTGCCGAAACCCCCGTCACTAGGTAACTAACATTAATAGTTACCGTCCCGATCTGGCCCGTTGCCGATACGCCAGTAACAGGATATTTAGAAAACTGCTCCGCTATTCCAAGTTCACTTGTTCCTGCAACTCCCGTAACCGGAAATTTACAGTCAAGAATAAGAAATACTGTACCTAACTGTCCTGTAGCCTGAACTCCTGTAGGAATTACTACTTCATTTTCAAGAACAGTAACATCACCAGTCTCGCTTGTGGCGGAAACCCCACTTACGGGCTCTACAATTCCAGAAGCAACAAAAAGCGTACCTAGTGCAGTATCTCCTTGAACTCCAGTTACTGAAAGCGCCTGTACAGTGCCAATTTGACCGGTTGCTTCTAAACCGGTTACGACAAGAACTTGGTCGTGTATGACAAAGACCGTACCGAGTTGGCTAGTCGCTGCAAGACCTGTTACAGAAATATCGGTGCTTGCTGCAACCGAAACCGTACCCACCTCACCGGTACCGGTGAAGCGATAATAGGTTTCGCCCCAGCCTTGTTCGCCCCAACCTACTGTATCTGCGCCCCAGCCAGATAAATAAACAGTAATGTTGGTTTCAGACCCCCAGCCTAGCTCACCCCAGCCTTGTTCACCCCAACCAATAGGGAGCGGCATGGGAGTTCTCTAGTTAGGCGATGCGAAGGATCGCAGTCGAAGCAGCAGCAGCCGGGAACTGAATGGTGAAGTTGCCAGCCGTCGAGGTCTTGTCACCGCCGAACGCCAGCACCGCCACAGCCTTGTTGCTCTGAGTTGCGTTATAGATCAAGGCACCGTTTGCCGTGATCGTGGCGCTCGGGAACGTCAGGTCATCGAAATCAAGGAACGCCGTCGTACCCGTTGAAGTCGGAACCTGCGAGATCGTGAGCGTCAGACCGCCAGCCGTGTAATTCGTGCCAGACGAAGACACTTCATCCGAAGTCGTATACGCCGTCGTAGATGCACCGAGCGTAGCCGAAGAAGTGTACAGAGCCAACTTAAACACATCCGCTGCCGTCGAAGCACGAACCACGCCGACACCAAAATTGTGAATACCGTCAAGGATCTCAACCTTGAACGATGTTGCCATTGCCTGAGTGATAGCCATTTTAGTCTCCTAAATACGCTGCCGCGTCATTAAACCCTTGTTTAGTTAACTTACGTCGCGCATCTTTCAAAGCTGAAGTTTGCGCTTCTTGCAGGTATTTAATAAGTACCTGTTTTAAACCCTCTCGGGTTTCAGCACGGAGCGCACGGTTTACCGCCCGCTCAGCAATCTCTTCTACCGTGTGTTCACGGTTATCTGTAGTTTGGACAAATACCTGTCCAACTTCTACTCCACCTACGAAACTCATGTGACTGCAATCCTAGCTTGACCAGAACGATATGCATCCTGACGATCCAAGCCATCGCCAAGACGTTTGAGAAGGCCCAATGCCTCCTGATACTTCTGCTCGTAGTTCTGCATCATGTCGCCTTCGCCCTTCAAGTACGTGTACGCCTCGCGCAACGACCCATAGAGCAGTACCGACTCAAAGTTGTCCCCGAGCCATGACGTACCGTAATTAACGATAGACACCGGGTAATAATAGTAATGCAGTTCCATTGAATACGTATTATCAGGAGTCGGCCCCAAAATCATGGTGGCATCATCCCAAATCGCGTAATACGCGGGTTTGCCATATGAATTTGGAGGGGGATACGCCTGCCGGATGAAGTTCACATCCTTATTAAGGAGATACTCGTATTCCCCCGTAACCGGGTCAATGACTGCCAATGAAAACGTCGAAAGCCAATCAGTTGGCAACGCAAGATACTGATAATTAATTGTCGCAGTACCTGTTACATTTTTACGGATTGCTGGGATCTGAACCGAGTTGTAGATCCGCTCTTCAGCTACCTGCACAAACGTAGGAATATTCGCTACGAAGCTCTGCTCCGTAGACTCACAATACTCCTGAATCAGTGTAGAAAGCTGACTGTAATTCACGGCGACCAGCCCGACCGATACTTCATATCCGTATCAAGATTGATCTGCGACACGAACTTCGTGCCCTTCGTCGCAGCACCAGCACCCTTCATCTTCATGTGGGTGACGCCCTTATTCACATCCTTCTCGGGGTAGCCATTGCGACCCGTCGAATCGGTGTTGGGCTTAATTTTGTTCATGTTGTTCATGGCTTACCTCGGGCCAGAAGAACCACGCATCGGGCTGCGCTGGTTCATCACCTTCGCCATGCCACGACCGTACTTCTTCATGTCGCTGTTGGTCTTGCCGCCTTCGCGCATTTTCTTTACGCCCTTGTGCATACGAGATTCGTGCTTACGCACTTCGTCTCTTGCAATCTTTTTCATACCTTCGTTAGCCATTTAAGTCTCCTAAGTAGTCACTATCGTGACTGTACCTACGTAACCAATCGGTGCAAGGTCGTTAGGGGTCAACCCTGCGTCATCTGCTCTGGCCCCGCCTACGGGTGCCCAGCCCCACTGAATTACTCGACTACCGTTTGCCCCGTCGTTACCCATCTCATAATAACTCAGGTCAGGTCGTGGGTTCCGCAAAGCCTGCGGGTCGTCCACCGGGTACATACCCAACTGCAACTGCGGTTGATCGGGTTCCCAGCACTCTGGGCAGACCAAGATGTTGGTGTTCTTGGTCTTGATGGTCAGCGGTTTTAACTGCCTCAGTTTGTACCGAAAACCACATCGATCACACTCCGCAATCGCATGTTTGCCACTTGCAAACCTGTTTGGCATTACTCACCCAAGAAGCTTTGCCGTGGCACGAAACGGTCTGGAGCCTTCTCGCGGTCTTCACCCGCTGCCAAGTCCCAAGCCTCGTTATACTGCTCTTTCAGAATCTGTGTGCGATCTGGGGCAATCTTGATGGACATTTTCCAAGCAAGGCCCGCAATCATGCACTCCAGAAAACGGAACGGAATATCCTGCCCATTAACGCCGTTACCCACATCGAACATCCGACGCAGCCGGGTATAGACCAACGTCCAAGTCGTCGTATTGTCAGGCTTCGGCCAAACCGTGAACTGAGGCTTCACCACGACATTATCGGCACCCGTCGCGCCCGTACGCCGGTTAATCCAGATCTGGATCGGACGCCCGGTCGCGTTCTTGTTTGGGATGGACAAGTACGTGCTAGATGAAATACGCGAGATATTAATATCTTGCTGGCTTGTGTCGGTGCCTGTACGGATCACGTGGTCAACCAAGTCCACGGTATCTGCATCCAAATCGTAAGTACCAACATCGTAGGTCAGGGTCTTGGTCTTAATCTCTAGCGTCCAGAGGTTAAAACCCCGGTTGGCCCAGTCGCTATTCAGCAGCAAGCCAAGGCTACGCTTGGCGGTACGGAAGTCATAACCCGTCCGCAACTCAGCACCGCACCGCTCGAAAGCCTCTTCGATAATCGAATTAAGGTCGAGATTAAAGTCGGTGGAGTCTGTAGTTTTGTAGGCCATTATTTCCTCGCCGTTACCACATCGTCGCCCTTGGTGACGGTAACGTGATCGCCTTCGACATCAACCCGCATCGGCTGCTCTTTACGATCCAGCTTGTCGAGTTTGGTGATGAGTTCCTTGATGACCTCAAACTCCGGCTTCTCTTCTTTTTCCACCGTGCCTGCGATCCCATTAAGCATGGAGATCAGGGCGGTCAAGGACGCACCAAGCAGCCCCATAACGGCAGCAATCTTGTCGTTATCAAGGAACAGACTAGACACAACACCAATGACGACAATTGCCGTGATGTACTTCAAACCATCTTTGCCAATGGCTTTACCCGCCACATCCTTGGCGGACGACTGCGCCTCAAGCCGATTTAACTCGGCCTGAACCTGCGCTTTGAACATCTCGATGTCGGTCGGTTCGGTCATCACATCCCCCGCTTACGATGCGGCCTTACTTTTTCTTTGATGCCTTTGGGCTGCGGGACGAACTGCTTGCCTTGGGCTTTGCCTCGCCTTTTGGCTGCGGTGGTTCGGGCATACTCAGCAGGGCTGAGAGCTTTAATAGCAGCTTCTGGAAGGTATCTTTCACCCGTGTCAGAAGATCGTTTACCACTCTTCGTCCTCCACTTCTGCTGAGTCCACGCTTTAAGCGATTGCTGCGGAGCCTTCACGACTTGTAGCCCCCGCCCTTGGCCTTGTACTGCTTAGCCAGCAACTGGGCCTTCCTCGCGCTCCACTGCCCTGCGGCAGTACCCTGCACGGCACGAGACTTAATCGACTCAAAGAGGCTCTTCCGCATACCGGGCTTGGTGTAGTTACCGGCCTGATTGACCTTGGACTCGCCACCTTTGGAATAAGTCTTAATCGGTCTGCCAGTACCAATCACGGGCTTTTCATCCCCCCGCCGCTTGGCACGGGGGACTTTGCTTTTAGCAATCACGCCCATCCCCCGTGAGGCCATCATATAATTCGACCCTTGGTCTTGCCCCGCATGGCGATACCATCAGCACGACGAGATGCGGAAGACTTCACAGTTCCGCCCTTCTTGTACCCCGTCATACCGGGTGAACGCCGTGCATTCTTAATGCGCTCAGCGTAAGCCGCAGCTTCTTTCTCTCGGGCCGCAGCCGAGCGGCTCATAGCACCCGACCCTGCCAAAACGTCTGAAGCCTGCGAACGAGTTTGCTGGCCTCTGCGCATCAGGAAATCACGGGCTTTCTTCAGCCCGTATCCTGCCGCTGCGGCACCTGCACCAGCCACCGCTGCCTTGGCCTTTGGACCAAGAACGGCCTCTTCAGGACTTACTGCCTCGGCACTTGGTTCCGGATTTGCCCGGTAATAGGCTTCCTGACGCATACGGCCAGACGGAGCAGACTTCTCGTACTCCTTGACGAATTCCTCAGAAGACATCTTGCGGGATTCTGTTTTGGCTCCCGCCTTGTCTTCCTTGTCCTTCATCTCAGTCGTGTACTTTTTGCCGCGCCACGTAAACGTGTCGAGACCCTGCTTACGGGCAGCACGAAAAGCGTCTTTGAAACTGATGTTACTGCCACCAGCACTACCCGAATCGGCGTAGCTAGTCGGACCACCTAATTCAAAACGACGCACTTTGTGCTTCATACAAAACGTCCCTTGGTTTTACCGCGCTGGGCAATGCCATCAGCGCGACGAGAAGCGGAAGACTTCACAGCACCGCCCTTCTTAAACACGCCACGACCCTTCAAGACATCAGCGCGAGTGATCTTTCCGTCGCCGGTTAGATCAGGCAAACCGCCGCCACGCATTTTCTTCCCCATCCCACGAAGTACGTTTTGAGGGATTTTAAATTCCCTATCTTCGTCTTCTTCTGGATAACGCTTTACTTTACCCGCAGGATATCGGCGCTTTGGGCCGCTGCTAGGAGTAAAATCCGGCTGATTGCGAGTCTCAAGGGCTTTGAGGTCGGCTTCAACATCAGCACTTAGCGGAGGAGACTTAGCCACAGGAGCCGCCCATACGCATTTTGACCATCTTGCCCTTGGTCTTGCCCTTGCTGGCAATACCGTCAGCAGCCTTGCGGTATGAACCAGTCATGCCGCCACCGGCCATCTTCTTCACGCCCTTCTTCATGCCGTACTCCGCCTCTTCGTGACGGATCATGGACTTCGGAGCGCCCTTCTTTTTCATAAAGGACACTTCTTTCTTCATCATCGCTTTTGATTCGGCTTTACCGCCTTTTGCCATGCGGCGTCCGCCCATCATGGACTCTCTAACTCCAAATTGGCGGCGATCTTTTTCTACAGGCATC